AGGTTCATTACAAATTCCTTAAAGGTTTGAGGGACATAGACTGCCCCTCCATTCAATACTACTTATACTAGTGGTATCAGTGCCAATACCATTGTGTAGAAAAATATAACTGTTACTATAGGTGTGCTGAATCTCTCGACTCTGCGATCAATCTTGCTGTTCATGCTTTTGTTCTCTCAATTAGTAAGCAGACCATTCTGCTTACGTCATTATTTATACCGCATAACGTCTTTGGTATGCAACTGATACCGTATATAACTAAATGTAATACCGGAATGGCACCTAACTCTTATAACTAGTTAGTACATATAGTTGTGTGTTAGAAGTAAGTCGCAGGGTCAGGTGAACCTTCAACGCCAAAACTAAACGAGACTCTACTGTCGTGCGGTATTATCTGGTGGTGTGTACCACGAGGTAACCACACATAATCTCCGGGATTGAACCAGAACGGTTTGTCATCGTTGTGCCCTTCTACTCTCATCTCCACGCTTGCCAAAACCTGAACTAAAAATACGTCCATTGTATCGTTGTGCCAAGGGTATGAGTCAGAGTTCTTACCTATGCCAGTAAAGGCAATGTTGGTAATGGATCCACCGTTATCGTTGTGCATAGAGAATACTTCTTGCATCTCGCTTTCGATATGACGTGCGAAGTCAGGAGCAGAGGGTCTCTCGTGAAAGCAATTCAACCCTATCCTGAACTTGTTGGTATTGGAATCAATCAACTTATCGGGGTGCGTATTAAGCAACTCCATATGTTTGTTCCAGTCATACACATCACTTACTTCGAAAGGAAGTTTCCCAAAGAAGAATTGCTTATCTGCTAGATCGTCTTCTCTATCTTTAAATATATCGTACATAAACGTCTCACTTGTTGCCAATATTATACTTGGGACACAACTCCCACTGATCTTTCTCTTTAAAACCTATTATCTTAATGGTACGCATAGGTGCGCAATCTTTGGCAGTCTCACCATTCTGTATCTCAACTAGACCCCAGTCCTGTAGTAAGGTTGCAATTGTATTTCTACGTTGCACGTCACCTACTTCTAGATTAGACTTCTTTCCATCCAACATAAACAATTCTTTGAAGTGTACGATGAAGTACCGACCTTGCTTGTGTAGGATATGACACGATTGAAAGAGTTTGTTATCACGTCTAGATGCGATACCAATCCTTGTTAGTGTCTCTTTGACCTTTAAGAAGTCATCGGGTTCTGCTAGAGTAATCTCTAACATGAGTCCAGAGTTCCATTCTACTAAATTATTTTCTTCCACCTTTGCTCACCTTATCTCTTATTATAGTTAGTTGTTCGGAAGAAAGAAGACGGAGTACTTGACGTGCTTTGTCATTACTATATCCATAGTATTCTTTCACCGATTCAATATCATTCTCTATTTCAGGTTTCACCCATTTAGAGAAGCGTTTGCGCTTCCTAACTATATTTATAAGAAACTGATATTGTAACTTACTGTCGATATGGTGGTATCGGTTCATCTCATTTGCCAGTAATACTGTGTCTGGGAAGTATGAGAGACTTCTGTTTGTAACAAATGGTACATACATCTTTTCGTGTTCGGGTAACTCCATGATATTCTTCTTAGTATCATTGATACTCTTGAGGAAATCAAAAGGGGATAAAGTCTTCTTGTTTGCACCAACCATTGATGTAGTCCTTTAAATAAAAATTACGAAGTTTAGTCATATGTTCGGGGTCAATCGCACCGTTGTATAACTTCAATTTGGTCTTGTTCTCATGTAGACTTGTTAATTCTCTGTCAGTCTCAGTTGCATCTTGTAGGAATGCAAGTAACTTGGGCAACTCGTCAATATGATAGACCATATCATATTCTTTAGGTAATCCCATATAGTAGGTCTGAGTATAGAAGTGGTTGTCTCTATACTTACCTTGTTCTAGATCATCAATCACTTGATCTAACTCTAAAGCAATATCAGGAAGAAACCTACCTTCCTTGATATAGTATGCTCGTGCGTCCATGATAAACTCACACGCAGACTTGAACCTATCAATCGGATCACGCCTTACTGCAATACGATAAGAACCCTTGCGGAAAGGGATGTCGAACATATCAGATTTCCAAGATACATTTTCTATCCTAGAAGCAAGGGTCTCGTCTACTGGAAGTCCCCTGACCCTTCGGTATGCTTCCTTTAGTGTAGACATTCCATTCTTGGGACACATACGAACGTCAATATTATTAGGAAAGTATAGGATATTATCCTCTCGCCCCATCATTACACTGCCGTTCATATTATTAATAGTCATAATTGTATCGTCGCTATATTACATTTGTCAAGGAACTTAATACCATCTTCACTACGCAAGTGCGGAGTGCGATAGAACACTTTACTAATACCGCTTTGATATATCAACTTAGCACACTCTAAGCAAGGGGCAGTAGTTGTATATATGTCTCCATTATAACATGATTCAGAGGACATTGCAACCTTTGTTATTGCATTTGCTTCTGCGTGTAGAACTTCTGGTCTGGTAGTTAATGTTTTAGATTCTTGTCCTATCTCGCGCCATACCCAACCAGTGTCAGGATTCGGTTTCGGGGGAATCTTCTTATGATTATTTTCGATTTCACAGTTGTTGTCCCATCCACTAGGCATACCATTGTATCCTATTGAGATGATGCGGTTGTCCTTCACAATAACACATCCAACCTTTAATCGCTTTGCCGAAGAAAGACTTGCATAGTTCTCTGCGGTTCGCATATGTGCTTCATTCCACTTATTCATATCTTAGAGACCAAGGATAGGTGCCAGATCAGGTTCACTGAAGGTAGATGGTTTGAGGATCTTACCAGTCTTACCATCACGGATGATAATGTTGTTAGTGAACTTAGACATATTGGAACGCTTGACTTCTTCCCAGATGTCATTGAAGTCAATACCTAGAGTCGATGCCATTCCCATGATTACCCACACCATGTCTGCCAGTGCGTCTGCAACTTCAACAACGTCTTGTTGCTCATATGCTTCTTTCAACTCTTCGTACTCTTCGGTGATCAAGTCCATATACAGTCCGATCTGTGGGTCAACATCATCTGTTATTGTAGGGACATCCAAACACGATACTACTGGGTAGTCCTGCAACCCTTGTTTCATAAATAATTCTACGTCATCTTGATACATTATATTACCTCTACGTTTGCCATGATCTCAGTCATACAGGCAACTAAGTTAAGTTCGTGATCTGCCACGAACGAGTTCTTGTACTGATAGTCTGCGAGAATGAGAACCAACTGAGGGATACTCTGTGGTTGTACAAACTCATTCATGGCATCATAGATACCACGGAACACGGAAGCAGGTTCCACGTCCATATTATTAACAACCCAACTCCGCATCTTCTTAAAGTCCTTGCCCTTCAATGCTTTGAAGAGGAGACTGTAGTTCTCATTTGCGTCAGTTATGATAACCGTAGTTTCCAATTGACCTGAGATAGAGTAACGTTGACATTCATTAAGGACACGTCTCCAATCAGGAGCGTGTTTCATAATCAGACTTGCTAGTGTCTGGGGATTGAATGATACACCCTCTCCAGTGAGGATGGTCTGCATACGACCCATGAAGTCACCGCACAATTGCGACAAGACAGTCTTAGAGAAATTAAACTCGTAATTAGAACAACGAGAGTGAAGTGGTTCGATCACTCGGTTCTTGAAGTTACAAGTAAGGATAAATCGACAGTTGTTACTAAACTCTTCGATGAATCCACGAAGAGCAGGTTGGGTTGACTGGGGGTTAAGGTAGTCTGCCTCATCTAGGATCACAACCTTGTAACCACCAGAGAGGGACACGGACGAAGCAAACTGTTTGATCTTACCACGAAGGGTATCAATGTTACCTTCTTCGGATCCGTTGATGACGATATAGTCAAGACCTAACTCTTCACAGATTGCTCGTGCGACAGTAGTCTTGCCTGTACCTGCGGTACCAGAGAATAACATATTGGGGATCTCTCCACCATCTACGATCTTCTGGAATGTGTTCTTTAGTTCGGATGGCAGAATAGTGTCTGCTACACGTTGGGGTCTGTACTTCTCGACCCAGAGGAATTCATTACTCATTTAGTACTCCATCATTAATATAAGGTATTATACCACATCCGACATCTGTGTGTCAATGCTTTTCGAAACTTTGTCAATAAGATTAATGTCTCCTTTAAGATAGACCAGTTTAGGTGTGGGTTGTAGGTGGTCTGTGCTATAGCAACATATGATCACTATATCTCCTACTTGACATAGACGTGCCCCTGCACCATTCACAGAAATGATACCAGAGTTAGGTTCTGCCTTTAAAGCATATGTTGTCCAACGTTGACCATTGGTTACATTGTATACATCGATCTGTTCAAACTCTGCAATGTCTGCAAGGTTCAGAAGGATTTCATCTATTGCGACAGAACCATCATAGTGTAGTTCTGCATTGGTGACAGTTGCTCCATGCAACTTGCTCTTTAAATAAGTATTCATAATATATCCAGAAAGAAAGAACCCCCTTTCGGGGGTGCTTTAGTTAGTTGCTTCGAAGGGCATCCAATACCACTTCGGGTCTTGAGGTCATGTATGGATCAGACGGACAGTTCTCACTGATACCCTCTTCCTCAAACCATCGTTCAATACTTAGATCTTCTACGATCAATGCATATCTCCACGAGCGTTTACCGAAACCAAGGTTGTTCTTCTTTACAAGATACCCAAGTCCATCTGCAAACTCTCCGTTACCGTCTGGTAACATCTTGACGTTCATAATTCCTAGTTGCTTTGCCCATTGGAACATAGCAAACGCATCGTTAACAGAGGTACAATAGATCTCATCGATACCTTGTTCCATGAACTCTTCGTACATCTCTTCATAAGACGGCAACTGTTCGTTGGAACAAGTCGGTGTGAATGCACCGGGAAGTCCAAAGATCAATACCTTCTTACCTCCCATCAATTCAGCAGTAGTCTTACGAACCCACTTGAATGGGTTAGCGACATCCATTGTCGCAGATAGATCAGGTTCACGAAGATGGAATACAACGTCTGGTAAGTAATTCTTAAACATATATTCCTCCAAGTGTTTATGCATCATTCTGAATGTTTTCTACCAGTTGGATAGACTCAATTGCTTGGTCTCTCAACTGTCCAATCGTAGATAACTCTTCGCCCTTAAACCCACCACGTTGTACAACGGTGTCGATTACTGCAACAGTTGATCGTGACACGCGGTTGGCAAGGTCTGCCAATACAACGTAACGTTCGTCCATTACTGATTCTTTTGCTTCTTTGTTCTTTGATTCTGACATATTACTATTTCCCATAAGTTGATGATTTTTCAAGTGCTATAAAGTATTCGATTGGGGACTGCTTACTTACGAAGTTAGAGATCAGTTTAGAACTGATACCAACATCAAAGTCTTCGTTCACAATCTTCAGGTTATTGACGTTCATAATGAAGTTGAAATCAACTCCTTCTTCAAACTCACCTTCGACATAACAGAAGAAACTGTTAGAGGTGGCATCGTCATTGTCTACTACAGTCAGTTTAATACCCTTACCATCATTAGTGATAGAGATATTGTCGTGACCAAGTACTGCCGAAGCACGTTTCAATCTGCTCAGTGTGTCTGTATCTAGGGTAAACTTAACCTCTGGTTCTGGCATTACTACATCCTTGGTAGGAGCAGACAACATATCAATGTCAGAGTAGAAGTATCGGTTACCACGCAGACCAGTTGAGTCAGATACGATAACGTGCTTATCTTTGAATGATAGCGTAGGTTTCTCAACCAGACCCATCACACTCAAGAATTCATTAAGATCATAGATGCCGAACTCAGCATCGATAGTCTCGTCTAGTGTCACTTTCGCAAGGATGTTCTTTGCAACACTGATAGTCTTCAGTACGTTGCCCTCACGGAACACGATGTTACTGTTAATGTTTGCGAAGTTTTTAAGTACATTCAAGGTACGATCAGATAATTCCATAATACATCTCATTTAGTTTATTGTTTAATACGGTTATTATAACACACTCATTTGATCTTGTCAAGCGGAAATCTTTAGTTTAGAGAAGTTTTTGTCCTTAACGAACTCCAGTCTTCTTTGGAACTGTGCGTCTTCCAGTTCTGCCTTGTGAGAGATAACAAATACATTGGTCTCTTCCCCTAGACTATACAGGATCTTCATCAGGTTGTCAACCCCATCATCATCCAAAGATGAATCAAATGTCTCATCAAGGATCAATAGGTTGGTTGCAACACTGTTCTTCATCTTAGCAATCTGTCTCCATGTAAACAACAAGGATAGATCGATACGTTGCTTCTCTCCCTCAGAGAACGAATCATACGAGAAGTTGTCACGGTGACGTGAACGAATAGTCTCGGAGAAGTTCTCATCCAGATCGAAGTGGACAAAGAAGTCTAGTATCTGTAGGTACTGGTTAGTCAACTGATTGATAACTGGTACATACTGCTTAATGATCTTGGTCTTAATACCTGTGTCGCGTAGTAACTCACTCGCAACCTGATTGTAAGATGACTGTTCACCTAGTGTGAACTTCTCTTCGTTCTTAGCAATACTAAACTCATTCAACTTGTTCAGTTCTGCGTTGGCACCTTGTAGGTCACCTGTAGTTCCTTCCATCTCTGATATGTCTTGACGGATACGATCAATGTTACGCGTTAGTCGAGTAACCAACTGGGTGTTACTTTGTATCGTATTGATGGTACTTTGTTGTTCTTTGAGTTGTACCTCTAGTCCATCTATCTCATTATCAAAAGAAGTTAACTGCTCTGTCGCTTTGGTCATTGCCGTAGACAGTTCCTTGGCACGAGCATTCGCACCTTCCTTCTTGGAGTCACGGAGGTCTGAATCGATACCCTGATCACAAGTGGGACAGTGTTCATTCTCATCGAAGAACTTTGCTTCCTTGACAACGGACTTGATCTGAGTCTTGAACTGTGCTTGATAGTCCATCAACTGTGTACGTTGTGGTTTAAGTTTGTCCAATGATGTACATATCGCATCCGTATCAAGGTTGACATTTAGTCCTGTATTCTGTGCCTCAAGGGAATGAATCTCATCAAACAATGTCTGTATCTCGTCTTCCTTGGTTGCCTTGTGTTGTTCGTTAACAGCACTCAGGTCACGCAGATACTTCTTCTGTGCGTTGATCTTAGTCTTGACCAGTTCTATCGAATGAGAGTTACTACTGATAGCATCCTTCAGTATAGAAGACTTCTCCTTTAATAGAGAGTTCATCTTAGAGAAGATATTAATGTCGAGTAGATCCTCGATCACCTCACGTCTTGCACCCCCTGCCATCTGCATGAACGGAACAAAGGAACTTGATCCAAGAACAACAATCTGGTGGAATGACTTGTGAGACAACTTGAGAATGTTCTTCTCTAACATTGCCTGATACTCTTTGGCGTGGGAGTCTTGGTTGACCATGTTACCGTCTACCCAGATCTCAAAGATGTTAGGTTTGATACCACGCACGATCTTATATTGTGCCTTACCTATATTAAACTCTACCTCAACTTCAGTACCCTTCTGGTTGATAGAGTTCACGAGTTGTGGTTTAGAGATCTTACGGTGAGGTTTGCCGAACAGACCAAACGATAGGGCATCCAACATGGTGGACTTACCCGAACCATTATGCCCTATCACCAAAGTGGTAGGTGCCGCATCGAAGTCGATAGCAGTGAATGCATTACCTGAAGACAGGAAGTTCTTATAACGAAGTTTAGTAAATTTTATCATACAGGTATTATACCATTAATAGTCAGTCTTGTCAAACTTTATTTTCTCCCACACACACTTAATTGACTTATCATAGGACTTAGTGAACACATGAAACTCCACGTCCTCTAATCCCGGAACGCCTCTGTCCTTCAGTAGTCCATAGTAGTCGAACCCAACTGCCGCATAGATAGTACCATCGTGCATCCTATGGTCTGCCATTGTCACCACATACTTAGGTTTCAACATCTTCAATGCTCGTGACAGAAACCACGAGGTAATGTTATGTTCGCTTTGGTGCTTGGTTGATACTACCAGTCTGGTTATGTCCCAGAGTCCAGTCGTGGGGGAGTCCACTCCAAAGTAGATTGGAACGAAAGACGGATGACAATGCCCTTCGCTGAACTGAACCACCCCCACGACATCCTCACCGTAGATCAAACCATAAACCTTATTGGTTGGTGCATCCATGTATGGGTTACCAAGATAATGGTACCTCTTAATACAATCTGCCCCTTGGTTCATGGTTATCTCTCGAACACCATAATGACTCTTCAAGTTACATTATTTCCATTGACTGTGCTTCTGTCATTAACGCAGAGATTTCCTGCTTGATTCGATCCTTGTCTAAGTCAGTAGTCACGTTATCAACATAAGAATTTACCAGTGTGGTTGTGTCCTCAAGTTTGATGTTATCGTCACCTACGTTCTCGCCAAGGAAGTCTTTGAAGTCTTCGGCAATCTTCAGTTCATGGATGTTCTGTTGTTGTACTCTATCAACGAACCGTTCGAACTCTAGAGTATTACCCTTATTGACCACAATGATCTTGACAAACTTTTCATCTAGATGAGACAAGTCTTGGAACTTATTCATCTGCTCGTGGTCATAGTAGATCTTCTCATAGATAGTGAGAGGATTACGGACAGGTGTTACTTCTCTTGTTTCTGTATCAAGTATATGGAAGTGCTTCGGATCACCGCAATCATTCCAGAAGAACTCATACTGTGCCCCAAGATAATGGATGTTACCCTGCGAAGACTTGGCATGGAAGTGTCCAGTCAGAACAGTCTCGAACCTATCGAAGTGAGACTTGCTCATACCTGACATACACACCTGACCTCGTGCCATCTCGAAACCTTGTAGTTCCAAGTGTGCGCCTATAAGAGTTGCTTTTGTGTTGGCAAGAAACTCAAGTGATGCTTCTTCGTTCTGCGGATTGATCCAAGGCACTAGTCCTACACAGAGACCATCATAGTTCATCTCGGTAGGTTCCATGATAAGGTTAACCTCATTCATGTAGTGACCCTGCAACTCCTTCAATGCATTAAGTTCGTTAGTGTTCTTGTAGTACACATCGTGGTTACCCGGAATGATATCCATAGTAATGCCATACTCGCGCAACTTCTCTAGGAAGATCTTACGGTTATGTGCCAGTGCTTTAAAGTTGACAGTCTTTCGATTGTCGTAGTAATCCCCAAGGTGAAGTATCTGGGTGATGTTGTTCTCTAATAGATATGGGAAGAACACTTCACTATAGAAACGTTCTTGATAGTCCATGAATATATCGGACGAGTTTCGACACCCTGCGTGAGTATCGTTAAGAATTGCTATTTGCATTGGTTCTCCATAATGTATAACTCTAGTTATCAGTGTACATTATAACAGGTTATAGAGGGGGTGTCAAGTCTTTTTTACCTTGCCGCTTCTGTGTAAGTTTCCTGATACGGTAATTCTGGGAGATTCTGTGCCGTGGAAGGGGTACACTCCATGTCGAAGTTTAGCAGGGAACATGAACATAGTATTCTCGTATGTCACGTCTACTGGTAGAGGTAGGTCGCATTGATTACCAAATATATTGTTGTAATAGAACGAGAAGTGTCCTGCAAGATTGCCACCACTGGCATGATACTTATCGACTTGATCTATCATAGTATATGGAATCTGTACAAATATGACGAATGATATATCACCTCCGTGTTGGTGGGGAGGGTTGAAGTCACCTGCATGAGAAACATTGAACCACAAGGAGTCTAGTTCATACTTCATACCCTTGAATTCTTTGGCATGGTGACACAAGTACTTACCTAACTGTTCATGGCAATACCAACTCAATAGTTTACCTTCTGACTGGTTACCTGCAAGTTTGTGTCGGAAGTCTTCGTGTATCTGATCACCAAAGATTTCTTCCCTAAGTAAACTCATCTCGTACTTAGGGACAGTAATATCTAGATAACGATCATCATCTAAATGCTTATACATTAATCGTCAACTAAGAAGTCTGATAGGTCGGAGTCAACATTGACTGCACGTCTCTTACGTTGCTTCTTCTCTGCTTTCATATACTCTTTGAACTGAGTGTCTGCATCCTTAACTGTATCAATACGCAAACGCAAAGACTCAATGACTGGTTGCGCTTGATTATTCCCATCATAGTCTTGTCCCACAACGAACTGACCAACGTCTGCTTCGGACATATACTTCATCTTAATGTCTTGTTGCTTCTTCTCTTTCTGGATACGTCTTAGGAACGCATACCACGAGATAGTAGTGAAGTAGGAAAATGCATTAGGGTTCTTTGATCTGGTTGCCGTCTCAATGTCATAGTTCTCAATTGCCTTGAGGCAGTTCTCCACAGCATCCATCACCATCTCTTCACGATAGGTGTAGCGAACGAAGTTAGACTTGTGAGATAGTCCCTCGGCAATGCGAAGAAAGCAAGTAGCAATGTATGTGGTAACTATAGGTTTAGTGATACCATCTTCCTTACAACGCATAGCATCTTTGCAATACTCAAACACCGCATTGCTGAAGTCTCTATTGTTAACGTAATGTGGTTTGTCTTTAGGTTTCATTATTTATAGTTCCATTTGTTTAATAACTATTATACTATAGTGACAGTCTTTTGTCAAGGTAAACTTCTTCTTCCTTTGATAATGCCTCGTGACATATCCTATGTCGTAGTTCAGACGAAGAGAATCTATGATCTCTCTTGTTGAAGTATAACTCTATACCTCTCTTCTTACATATGTCCTTACCAGTGAAGTCAATGTCACGATACTCTTCACCCATGATCTTAATATCAATCTGGCACATGGCGAGTAGGTCTTCTAGGTCTGCTTCGGTCTCGTATACCATAATCTCATCAACATACTTGACAGCAGATAGTTGTGCTTGTCTCTCAACTAGGGATTGGATAGGAGCATTCTTCTCGGATCGATCTCTAGATGGATCAACCTGAAGGGCACATATAAGATAGTCACACTGAGACTTTGCTTCTCTTAGCATCGCAATGTGACCTGAATGTAGTAAATCAAAGGTACTTGCAGTTATTCCGGTTTTCATTAATATATTCCTTGACAGGAGTTGATTCCTGTGCTATAATAAGACAATCGTCTGCCCACAGCCAATACACTATGTTTAGTGGATGGTTGGGAACAGAAGAACGTTGTCTCTGTTTGTTTCATCACTATCGTATTCAAGATCATCTTCTTCTTCATCATAATCATCACCATTATAATCCATAATTGATTCTACACCCTTTATATATTGTTTCACTATCGATGGGACTGGGTTAGCAATTGCCACAATCTTATCGATCTTAATTAGAATCAATTTATCAGGATCGTCTTGGTAACACATGAACAGACGATAAGACCACATTCGATCTCCTTCGGGTGTAACTTTATATTCAAAGGCAAGTGGATTTCTTATGATTAGATCTTGATCATCCTCTTCAATGATTTCACAGATTATCTCTTCACCAGTAACCAACTTCAGTTGCTTTATATTATCAGTCATCGGTTTGCTCCTTTAAGTTAATAGGGTAAATACTGTACTTAAATCCTTCCTTCGTGTATATCTTAATCCTTTCGGCACTGTGACGTAGAGTAAAGTTCTTATGTTTATCTACATGGAAGTCATCAGCAATATCAAACAACTTAGTTGCAACACCATTGTCTGACTTCCTTAGTCCTCGTCCAATACTCTGTAATACTTTAACCTGAGACTTACTGGGTGTAGCAAATACAATGTTGTGCAGGTTCTTTATATTTATACCTGTACTAAAGGTACCTAGAGAGGCAACGATAATAGCATTGTCTTCTCCCTCTACTATACCACGGATCTTCTCGCGATCTTGTGCGCCAACCTCACCAGACACATAGAACACCTTACGGTCATCGGATACTGCATCCTTGATAAGTTCAAATAGTATCTTGCCGTGCTTCTCTACAAACTGGAACATGACCAAGGTATTACCTGTCTGGTCTACTGTCAACTTAGTAATGAAGTTGTTCCGTGCTTTGTTAGTAACAATGAAGTCTATCTCCTCCTGATAGGTCTTGTCCTTCATCCAATGACACTTATCATTGTGGTAACGTAACAGCAGAATAGAGATGTCAAGGTCTGCTAGTTGTTTATCTTTCTGCAATTGTGCGGTGCTAGTCACCGTAAACACTGGCCCGAATAAACCTTCTAGCACAAGTTTGTTCGTCTCAGTACCATCCAACGTTCCTGTAGTACCGAATCTATACCTTGCATTGATACACTTGTCCATCATAGTAGATAGAGACTTTGCCTTAAACAGGTGTACCTCATCACCAAACACTGCATCGAACTGCTCAAACCATTCCACACCAAACTTATAGATCGACTGCCATGTAGATATGATGACAGGTTTGTCCGTCACCTTATCTTTACCTGAGTAGATCATATGGACGTTCTCATCCACGTCATACCCATAGTCGGCAAAGTCTTTGTACATCTGCTCTACCAGACTTGTGGTAGGCACAATGATTAAAGTTTTAGATACATCTTTATTTTCCTTGACAAACCGCATCAAATTGTATATAATGAAACTCTTCCCTGACCCAGTTGGAGAGAGTAGCAAACACCTCATACTTTCGATACCATGACTGATTGCTTTGTACTGATAATCATATGCTTCGAACGGCATCTGCCATGAACTCATAGTCTTAATCAGTGACGGATGATCAACCTCATCCTTGGCAGACGGAATACCATACTCTTCATGCTCAATGATCTGTAAGGGATAGAACCGATCAGCACAGAACTTTCGTAAGTGATGATAGAGACCAACGTTCATTTGCTTGGTCACTTGGTTGTACAACTTCACCCGACCATCCCACACCTTCCTTTTATAGGCTGGCATATACTGGTAACCGGGAGCAAAGAATGCAAAGAACTCACGGAGTTCCTGATCCTGTGCCGCATTAGCATCTATCGCTATGTATGAGTGTGACATCATACCTACGCGTATAGTATTATCTTCCATTAACCACCTGCTTCAAATGCTCGCCACTTAATAATATTGCCAATCGTTTGGTGTCTCCACTTCAAACTATCAACAATCTCTGTAAGTGTACTTATAATAGTGTTAAGGTATGCGATCTTCTCTTCGCTTCTTTGAAGTTCTGGATCAGCATTGTAATAGTATTCTAACTCGCCCTTCAAGATCTTCAGTCCGTTAAACGGATCTGGGTTCCATCCAGTTGCTTCTATCTCTTCGCGAGACATCTTGCCATTGTAATACGCCCACTTGTCCTTCAACAAGATTGCCTGTGAATGCTCTGTGCGTTTCAACTGCAACTTAGTCAAGGATAGGTACTGCAAATACTTTGCGTGTAAGGATGGGGTCTGTCTAGATGTATCATCTAATTTGTGTGTAGGGATCTCTGCATCCTTCTTCCACTCTTCCATAATACTTTCAAGGTCTAACAACATAATATTCTCTCTCTAATTATAATAGTGTATGATAGACTATAACCGACTTTAGTGGGTGGTCTATATTAAGCATCACGCCCCATGATACTCTATCATACCTTTGTATTTATATGTTCAATAGCGTCCTTCCAATAGGACTCATCGAAACCTAACGTGTAACTCAATGTGATTCTCTTACAGTTGGTTGCGGCACAATGGTACATTACCTTATCTGGTTCATCGTTAGAACCAAAGTAACCTGCCTTGCACTGCCAACCCTTCTTGTCTACCATCCATATATGGTTCTTTGTGATAGGATCAACGTACTTGAAGTAACCGTCTCCCTTCTCACTCCATGTGAATATAAGATTGAATGATGATGCATCGGCATTAGAATGCCAAGCAATGAATCCATCTTCGGGGTACAACTGTGATAGTGCTGATTGTCTGACACCCAACTCTGTTCTCATCTCTGAGTCGAGTATATTATACTCTAGTTGGTAGTTCTTGTCAACCCCCTTGTAGTGAGGAGGTTTGATACAATATGATCTTGCGGTCTCAGGATGACCTATATGATCTGCTTGTATTGATTCCAAGTACTCATTGCTAACATAGTGATCTCTGTCTTTACCATCTAACATTGTGTTGTTAGACATAACATCATACTTGTCAACGAACAGTACCCATCTATCAAGGATAGAGAGTAACCTCTCATTCATAATATAGACTTTCTGCATTTACTTTAACTCGAAAGAACTGAACCGAAATGATACATTGAATGTAGGATAAATTACGTCTGCGACATTAGAGTTCATTGAGATCTGACCCACGTTAGTAGGCAAGCAATCATTGTACTTAAAGGTCACGTTCTTATTGTTATGACTTGTTAGTATAACAAGAGTAATGTCAGAGTAGGTACTGACCTTCCCACCTTCGTTACCATCAACCTGTCCGTCCGTAACAATACGTTCCAACCAACCCTGCATCTCTTTGTATGCAGTCATGTCTTCATCGCATATTACCTCTACTTGTAACTCACCATATTGGATCTTATCACCTGCCAAAGGGACAGACGTGATTCGCGCAACTGGCATCTC